CTATAAAATAAATTATATTCTATGCCTGTCATATCATCATTTAGATCATAAATGCCCGTATTTTTTACACCTTTAATAATGTTGTAGGGAAAATTTTCGACTTTCCATCCTTCAGCTTCTATTTGTTCTTTAGTTAGATATGGAACTCTAATTTTACCTTCTTCTATATCTCTCATTAAAGCATAATGAGGATTATCGTCATAATCGTAGTCATTTGAAAATTCATTAACTTTGTCCCATTTACCATTTCTTTCTCTTTCATATTGATAACCGCTATAAATATCTTCTATTTTAGGTATAAAATATTTTTGTTCTTCCATAATTATAAAATTAAAAACCTACCACAAATATAAAACTATTCATGGTAGGCTTGTATTAAATGTTTGTTATTATCCACACTTCGATGAACCGCAGTCTTGACAGGTCATGCAACCCTCTTGGAAAATAACATTTTCAGAACCACAATCTTGACATTTTACTGTAGACTTAGCACCATCGGGGATATACTTTTTCAATACTCTTGCAATTACTTTAGAGAATGAAAATAAATCACCGTGAGTTTTATTTAACTGTTCTACAATAAATTTAATATCTGCACCATGTCTAAGTGATGTAGAAATTAATCTTGTTAACGCAGCTTCTGTATCGCTCATATTACCAGTAACATCTGTATGGATTGTTGATTTTTCATCAAGAGATGCAATCAAATTATAAACTCCTGATTTAGATTTAGATAAAAAACCATTCTTATATCCCTTAGCAACTTCAAAAGGAATTGCAAATACTTCATAAGGTTTATTATGTAAAAGACCTACAATTACAGTATATTTAGTATTCTTGATTGTTGGATGGTGTATATCACAAGCAAGTTCAGAAGGTCTTTTAGGAGCATCGTGGTATTCAAATTCTTCCTTCTTCTTAGTATCTGTAGACACTAATACGCCACTTCTACTACCATCTCTATAAACAGTAATTCCTTTGAGACCTTTCTTCCAAGATTCCATATAGATTTTAGAAACTTCTTCTTCTTTTACATTTTCAGGGAGATTAATTGTTGAAGAAATAGAGTGAGTAATATATTTTTGTATGATACCTTGAATTTCAACTCGTTTAACCCAGTCAATATCATTAGCTGTAGAACCATACCAAGGAGATTTTTCAAATAAATCTTGAAGTTCTTCTTTAGATAAAGAATCTATATACTCAGGCTCATTAGGATTCCAATTTTGAGACCTAAAAATCCATTCTTTAAATTTAGGATGCAAAATTGGATATTCAATCCAAGCATCTCCATTTTGATCAATAAAATCAATTTTTTTCTGCGACATTTTTACAAATTTTAATAAAATATTCTTGACTAAATATGTTTTTCATGCGATTTACATCTTTATGCACCCATTGTACATTATCTAATGTATAGTCTTTACTAGAATCTATTCTATCTAAAGAAGCATTTGCATTTTTAAAGTCATATCTTCCTTTTTTTAAGTATTCTGAGAAATTAATTTCTAAACCACTTAATTTACATTTTTTATCTTGATTTAAATATAGATACCATAGCTCTTCTATAGTTATCAACCATTTATATCCTCTTCTAATAGCAGATTGTTTAATAGAATTAATAAAAGTTTTATTCAAACAGCCTATTCCTTTGTGTAAAGTACCATTCTTTTTTCTATTGTCTATTATTTTTCTATGTTGTTCTTTTTTAGCACATTTACTGCATATAGGATTCAAGTAATTTTTTAAATAATCATAATCTAAAATCTTTTCAGTTCCACATTTACATTGAACTTTAATTTTTTTCTTATTGGAGTTTCCTCTAAATATTTCTTCTGAAATTACTTTATAATCTCCAAAAGAATCTCCTATTCTTGGTATATATCTGTCCATCAGATAAAATTACTGAAAAGAAATTGGATTACAAAATTATTTTAACTTTTTATTCATTTGGATTAATTTTAACTCTTCTCATATAGAAAGGCATAAACAAAGGTTCAATGCCTGAAGTAGTTTGAGTCATAATACTTACTGTACCTGTAGGAGCAACGGTTGAAAAACTCACGTTTCTTCTATTAAATTTAATCATTCTTTCAGTTTGCTCTGGAAATTCAGTAGCTAAAAATTGATAAAATTTATTTTTACCCGTATAATTACCTAAACCATCATCTTCAAACTCTAATTTAGTATCAGCTCCAATAAAACTACCTCTTAAAACAGCTAAATCAATAGTGCAATCTAATTCAGATTCCATCTTTTTAGACATTATTTTTTCAATAACCTCTAAGGCTTCATCCGAATCATATTTTAAACCTAATGCTGCTAAAGTATCTCCTAATGCAGTAAATCCTAATCCTGTTCTTCTACTTGCAGCAGCAGTCTTTTTAATCTTTTCCCAAAGTTCAAATTCTGTTCTTCTATCTTCAAAAGGTTCGGGGTCTTCAGCTATTTTTCTAAGAATTCTATCAATATGTTCTAATTCCAAATCAATTAAATTGTCACTTAATCTCATTGCTTCATAATTAATTTGATAGAATTTCTCAAAATCAAATGTAGCTTCAGGTGTAAATGTATTATCTACAAAGCTGAATAAATTTATAGCAATTAATCTACAAGCATCATATTCCTGCATACCAATCTCCGAGCAGTTATGAGCTATAACTCCTTGAATAACACCCCAATGAGTATTATCATTTAAAGTAAAATCATAAACTGGTCTAACTTCTGTATTTTTTGCAGATAACACTTTTGGAGCTTTCAATAGTATAAGTTCTTTTAAAGAATCCTGTTTATAATTATGTACAAAACTAATTTTTTCTGCAAAATTAAGGATAGAATTATATTTAGATATGTTTAAATCATAAGACTCTTTACATAAATAAATCCCATTGGAGAATTTTACTTCTTTAGCCCTATTTGTAGTAAAGTAACTATCAATTTCAAATTCCTTTAATACTTTAGTTAATTCTATTATCAGTTCTTTACAAGTAGATTTAAAAGATATCCGATGCCCTTTTATAATACTTCCATTGGCAGACCACAACCCTTTTAAAAACATTAATTTGTTTTCAGAAGACCAATCATTAAAAGATTTCGGTAAAGTTCTATTTGGTAAAGAAGAAGAACTGAATCCTAACTCTTTTAAAATTTCATTAAATCCCCCTAAATAATTTTTTCCAATATCTTTTATATTAAATAAATTAGCAATATCTCCATCTTTTTCTCCAATATTAACTTCTATACCTAAATGATTAGGAGAATTTAGTCTTCCTGTACATCCATCTCCTTGAATAAATCCATATTTAACAAATTCATTAAGTTTATCATTCAAAATAAAAAAAGGCATTAATCTATCTTCTTTAGATAGATATTGAGCCTGTTTTTCAGAACCGTCTGTTAGCATAAATCTATGATCAATTGTAGTTACAATTGTTTCTTTATTACTTAGAGTTAATGTGTAAGTAGCTTTTTCTCCTGATTTAAATACTGTTCCAGATACAACTTCACCATCTTTATTTATAAAATCAATATCTTGTCCTTCTAAATCTCCAATTCTTTCGTATCCATAAGCAGTTAATATTTTAGTTTCGTAGCTAAAACATGGATTAGTTGTAATAGCTTTGAATTGTTCATACACTCCATCAGGAGAATAATCAATCATGTTATCCCAAAACATTAATCCTGGTTCAGCTACACCATGAGCAGATTTAATAATCTCATCCCAATATTCTTTTGCTTTAATGGTTTTTACATAACAAACTTCATTATTATTTGTATGATCTTCTATATAATGGAGCTCATTATAATTAGCTTTTACATATTCTTTTGTAAATTTAGATAAATCTAAATCACAAGGGTATCTAAGTATATAATCTTCATCTTTTTCTACAGCTTCCATAAACTCTTTATTAAGTTTTATAGAAATGTTTGCTCCTGTAACTTTAGTTAAATCTCTTTTAATTTTAATGAAATCCATTACATCTGGATGATTAATATCAATAGATAACATTAATGCTCCACGTCTTCCATCTTGTGCAACCTCTCTTGTTGTATTAGAAAATCTATGCATAAATGAAACAGCACCTGTAGATGATTTAGCAGCATTACTAACTTTAGTAGTAGTGGGTCTAAGAGTAGAAATATCTAATCCTACACCTCCTCTTCTTTTCATAAGTTGAGCCATCTCTTCATCTTTCTTACAAATACCACCATAACTATCAGTAGGTTGTCCTACAACAAAGCAATTTGATAATGATGTAACTGCTTTATTACCAAGATTAGACATAATAGAACCTTGAGGAATAATGTATTTAAAATCTTTAAAGAGATTATAGACTCTTTCTTGTACTAATTCAGAAACACTCTTACCCTTATCTCTACTTTCATAGAGAAGGTGTTGCCCATATTGGTAATATTTCTTACCTTCTTCTGAAAGTAAAGGAACTTCTTTAGCTGAATCTTCTAATTTTAAAATATAATTAGTTTCAACTCTTGCAAACTCTTTTGCCATTCTTTTATGCATTTGGTCATAATGAGTTTCGTTCTCTTGAGCATACTTTGATTTCCAAACTGACCTTGCTAATTCATCATTAGGAAACATTAAATTTTCATCTGTTCTTACTTCCATTGTTTGTAATTTATTATTTTTGAAATTTGTTGTTGATTTATTCCGAATTTTATACCTAAATCTTTTTGTAAATAATCACCACTGGAATACAATTTTCTAATTTCGTTTATGTCTTTTGTAGTCAATTTTGACGATTCTTCGGAAGATTTAATTCTTAATTTTTTATCATAACTATGTTTTATATTCTCACTTCTTGTACACCACTCAAGATTATTAACATGATTATTTAATTTATTTCCATCAATGTGGTTAACTTCTTTGTAATTATTTAAGTTATTTAAAAAAGCTTCTGCTACTAATCTATGTATAAAATTATTATTATAAGTAATATAATAACTATTTGAACTCAATCTATTTTTTAATATAAAAGGTTTCACTTTACCACTTCTACCTCTTTTATCTTTTTTATGTAAAGTTCCTATATTCATTACTCTACCATAATTTGAAATCGCATGTGCATTATCTTCACACAATTTCCATAATTCATCTGGAGTTATATCTCCTTCTTGTGCGTATTTACTTAAAAATACATTAGCTGCTAATTCGTCCCCTTTAAAGTAATTTAATAATTCGTTATTCATGTTTATTTATTTACCTGTACTTCCAAAACCGTTTGTTCCTCTTTCTGTTTCTGTTAATTCTTCTACTTCTTCAAATTCAATAGGAATTACTTCCTCTAAATAAATCTGTCCAATTCTATCTCCAACTTTAAATGGAACTTCTGGGTATACAAAAGCAGTTCCTAATACATTATTTCTAATAGGTAATGCTCTTAGTCTATATTGGTATTCCCCTAAATAATCAGCATCTCCTGTTCCTGGAGAATTTTGCATTACCCATATAGTTTTAGTAAAAGAACTCCTAGGAACAAGTATTACTCTATAACCTGCTGGTGGTTGCAGTGCAAATCCTAATTTACAGATTATAAAGTCAGGAGATTCCTGCACAATTTCTGTGCAGGTAACATCCCAACCTCCAGCTAATTCTGTAGTTTGTTTAGGAATTACAGCATTTGGGTGTAATTTTTTAATTTTCAATTTCATAATTTAATATTTCTTGTTCTAATTTTATTTCAGAAACCAATTCATTTTCTTCAGGTATTTTTGCATTATATATTATTTCTAACAATGTTTTTAAATTTTTTGTTTTTTTAAAAACATGATATGGACTAAGAATGATATTTTTATAGAAGTTTTCTGCATTAATTGATTCCCATTTATCTCTCATTTGAGTTTCTGTAACCTCTTTTCTATTAACAGTGGTATTGAAAATAACAGATTTATAATCATCTACATACATTAAATACCAATCTCTTGTACCAGAAAAGAATTTATCTAATAAAGAATCATTATACATTTTAGAGTATTTTGATTGTTTTAAATTCTTTAATGCTGTTAAATAAGGTTCATCTAATTTAAAAACTATTATTTTATAGTTTTCTTGTTCATAATCAGTGATATAATTTTGATGAGATTGTATATATAAAAGATGTTTTTCAAAATTAAATGGTTCTTCTAATAGTTGAACAAAAATAATTGGTTCATTAATAAACACATTTTTTTCTTTGTACGAGGAACTGTATTTAGAATCTCCTATATATAATCTTATATTTTCAGCTTTAGAACCTATAATATTTGTGAAATTATTTATAAATTCATTTCCAAAAGTGCTGTAAAAAGGAAGTAATAATTGTGTAGTTCTATTTGCTCTAATCATTCTGTATATTAATGTCTGTCCGATTTTCTAAGAACTTAATGAATGATGAATATTCCCATGAACCTCCCCATTCATCTTTTCTTGTTACACATACTCTGTTTTCACCCACTCTAAGATTTAAATGATAATACTTACAATTTTTATAACCTAAAGAACCATCTCTGCCTATAAATTTAGCAATTATTTTCATTTCTCCAAAATTTTTTGTTTGATTTCTTCTAAAAGTTCTGGATTATCTTTGAATAATTTTTTTACAGAATCTATACCTTGTCCAATTTTGTTTTCTTCATAACTGTACCACGAACCTGCTTTTTTAATAACCCCTTTTTCAGAAGCAATTTCTATTATTTCTTTTAATGTATCTATACCTTCCCCCCAAACTATATCAAATTCTGCTTTCCCAAAAGGTGTAGCACATTTATTTTTAATTACGTCCAAAGTAGTTTTATTTAGTTCATTGACTTTATCATTAGATTTCCAAATTTTGAATCTCATATCTGAATAAAATTTCCAAGAATTTCCTCCAGTAGGAACATTGATATCTCCCATTCCTCCTATATTAGCTCTGGTTTGAGATATAGCTAACATGGTTGTTTTACTTCTATCTAATAACCCTTTTATTTTTCCTAAAAATTTACTATTGTTCCTAGCTTGTAGACCCATAGTAGCATCCCCCATTTCACCTTCTATAATTTTTATAGGAATGGCTGAAGTATGGCTATCTAATACTACTAAAGAACATAGTTCTTTTTCTAGAAGACCTACTATCATATCATAACCCTGTTCCTGATTATCTGGTTGATATATTAATAATTCATCTACATTTACCCCTAGATTTTCTGCATAGTCTGGACTAAAACTGTATTCATAATCAAATAATGCAACTTTTTTTTCTGGAAATCTTTTTTGGAATGAAGCTATGGCATGTAAAACTATTGTTGACTTTCCACATGACTCTGCTCCATATATTTCTATTAATTTTCCCAATGGGTATCCCCCCAAATTAGTAGCATTATTAATGCTATAACTTCCACTATCTACAATAATTAATTCTTCTTTTTTTAATTTACCTAATCCATATTTAGCTTCCAAATCCGCTAATGTTTTGTCTACTCCTTGTTTTTCTTCTTTCTTTGCCATATTTAAATAATTGTTGTTGCTGTATAATCTTTAAAAACTACTGTAAATCCATCCTCATGAGGATATTTACCATTTCCTCCTAAAACTTCTAACATTTGCTTTATTTTTGGAGACAAGATGTAACCATTGATATAATCTAAATTTATATTTTGTTTACGTTCTAAAAGTCTTAAAATTGCATGCTCCGAACATCTTGGTTCACTTTCTGTAATATTTTCAAGTTGTTTAATCTTAGATTCAATTTCAGAAATTTGTCTCTTCAACATGTTAGTTTGTTGTTGCTTTACAGCAACTTCTTGAATTATTAACTGCCTTTCAGCTTTTAATTTCTCAACTTGCGACTTTAACCCTTTTATTTTTTGCGTATTCTGTAATTGTCCCATAGTGCAAATATACTAATTTTAATGTTTTTCTTCTGTAAAACTTTCGTTAAGTTCTTTTACAAAGTATGACCAAGCAATATCTGTTGCTAAATGCATTAATTTTAAATGTTCTTGTCCTAATAATTTACCTAATGCTCCTTGTTTAAGATAGACAGTAGGAGGAATAATATCATTTATTTTTATACCTTTCTTATAAAAGATATAAGTTTCTATTAAATTTAAACATTCTTCTTCACTAATGTAAAGGTCATTTTTAGAATTTGATTTTTTATTTATAATATCTTGTATTTCATTCTTCTGTAGTACCATAATTAATTTCTAAATTTAAAATTCCATTATTATTAAATGCTTTACTAGATATATCCCATATTTGATTGTCATTACACCATTCAATTTCTTCCATTAATTCAACTAATCCCTTATAATAATGTCCTGTTTTCAATCTAAAACCATTTACAGAATTATTTAAATCATTTTTAGATACTTTGTAAATTAAAGGTCTTAATCTTTCTTTAGATGTATCTACTGCTAAAAATTGAAATTCTATATCATAATCATTTAAGCCTTGATTTTCCCTAAATTCTTGATTTACAGCAATCCAATAAAAACTAGCAGCTAAATCATATCTTCTTTTCAGATAAGTGTATTCAAAACTATCTTCAATGTCATAGGATGTCTTAATTTCAGTAATAATTATTTTTTTATTTAAATGGTCAATAGATAAATCATCTATTTCACATTTACAATCCATTCCTAGATATTCAAATTCTATGACAGTTTTACCTAAATTATCTAACTCTTGAGCACCATTAAATAACCAATTAACATTTTCATCTTGAATAACCATCTCTACTACAGATTTAGCTTTTTCTAGCATTGATTGGTCAACTACATATTTACCTATAGATTCTAAACATTCTTGAAAATAAATTTCTTCATCTGAATTTCTAAATTGTTCTAAAGCCCATTCTACTTTTTTACCTTTAAATTTATCTTGAGATTGAATTTTATCAAACGCTTCTTCAAAACGAGTTGAAAATGAAGAAGTTATATTTCCTTCTTCATCCATATCTCTAAGCGTAAGTTTAAAAAGTTCATCTACTAATAAAAACATTTGACCACTACCTTTTTTTACACTCAGCAATTTAAACTTTTCATCAAAACGTCTATCAAATTCATCTAAAGAACCTCTGCACTCGCTCAAAATAAAGTCTACCAATGTTCCAAGGACTATAGCAGAAGAAGTCAAATCTTCTTGACGCTCTCCTAATATTTTAGTTCTATAGAATTTATTTCTGTCTTTTTCAAATAACTTAATATCACTTGCACTAAGTTTATTTATTTTTCTGTATTCTGATTTGTTTATTTGCATAAATCATTCTATTAATTTTTTAACCTTTTCTTTTGCTAAAGTATCTACCAATAGTTTCCAATTTTTATTTTTTAGAACCTCATCCATCTTTTTATTTATATATGGTTCTATAAAACTTTGATTCCAACTTGCAACATTGTGTTCTGTTCGAAGAATATCGCTTGTTGCTTTATTCATAGCTTCTTGCTGCATAGTTTTAAATTGATATTTTGAGGTTCCTTTTATCTTTTTCTCCAATTCTTCTTTTACAATTTCAAGAAATTCTTCTCTAACAATACTTAAAACTTGACCTTTTATACAATCTTTAATGTATGTTCTTAATTCAGCATCGTTCTCGATATTTAATGTTACTTTCATATAATTAAATCTTTTTTTATTTCTAATAATGTTGAAATTACTTTTTCGTATTTCCATAGTATATGGTGAAATAAATCGTCATAATCATTTATACTTTCAATCCATTCTCTATCATCATTTTCACTATTCCATAAATCTATATTGATTGAAAAGTTTTCTTCATTTACAGTTAGAGAAATTGATTCAATATAACCGTTTTTTATATAAGAAAAATAATGGGAAAAATTATGTTCTTTTTCTGCATCTTTACCCCAAAGTCTACTCGTTAGTCTATCTACTACTTCTTCTGTTTTCATTTTATTTTGGTTTACGAATTTTAAGTGAAAGCCAATCATTTAAGATTTTTTCCTCCTTATTTATAAAAGATTGTAAAATTAAGAAAGTTTCTTCCATCATCATTTCGGTGTAGGATGAACAAAACTTTAAGATATCAAATCTAAAATTTTCTAACCCTTGTTCTGCAATCATTTCCTGTACTTTCTTTGATGATGAAAGATATTCTTTCCAATCACTTTCTTTTATTTTCTTCAATCTAGTTGGCTTTCTTCCTTTTCCTGAATAGATTTCATTAGATTTCTTTTTAGAGATTTTAGGATTTGTTATAGAATAAAAACTCTTGCACCCATAATAAAAGCCTTTAGTTTTTTTATTTGTTATTTTGTAAACAAACCCGTACCAATCTCCTTCAGGAATTTCACAAATCGGATTATTCTTGTATTGCCAACATTCTTCTTTCATATAACAGTTTTTCAATCTCAATCCAGTCTACAAATGGTCTATTAGAAATAGATTTATCATATTTTAAAGGGCATCCCAATGCAGCATCATCAATATACATTTGAGCATAACATTTTTTACTATTAGTCCATTGTTTTTGAGTAGGGTTTTCTTGAATCCCATATAACTCTATATCATTTTCTTTAAACCAGTTTACGGCTTGTTGTAAAAAATTACCATCTTCAATTTCATTCTCCGCTCCAATTATAGGTAATTTTCCAAAATCACATCTCATAGTCCATAAAATTAATTGATGTCCATTTTCTACTATTTTTCTTAATACGGGAGCAGCACCTATATTTTTCCCAACTCTAGGGTATTCGTGTGTCACACAAGTTCCATCGAAATCTACAGCTATTACCATGTTACAATAATTTTAGTTAAACAATCTCTTTCTATTTCATTTACATCATAACCTATAGCAGTTAGATGACTAACTGTTGATGGATATTTAACATATACTTCTATAGAAGAGTCTTCATGTCTTCTTTTAAGAGCGATTAGGTATATTATATGCTCAATTTCCTTTAATTCCATTTCGTTTTGTTTCATAAACAATTTTTATAGATTTCAATTTACCTTTAATAGCTTTCCATTTATTATTTTCATCTTTTATAAGACAGCTTGCTCCTCCATTTTCATTAATCTTTAATCTTGCTTTAGGTATTCTATATTTTAAACCATCATCACCCTCAAAATCAAACCTAACCACTGTTTTCTTTTCGGGCAATTTTTTAGGTTTAGGAGGCAGTTCATTTTTGTTTCTAATCTTTTTTACTTTCATTTACTATTTCAATTAATCTATCTAAACAAGCTTGTTCTGCTTCTTCATATGTTTTGAAATGTTCTATACAATTCCATTCTTCTTTATTTTCTGTAATATGCCATTGATAAGAATAATTATTCCAATCATATTGCCACATAGTATGAATATGGCTTGGTAGATTATACTTCTCTCTAAACCATCTCAAAACTAAAGATTGTTCTATTATTCTTTCTTCAGAGTTTAATGGTAAGTTGTCTAGTTCTTCAATAGTGTATTCTGTATAATGCTTGTAACCAAGTTTTTTTAATTCTTTAAATATTTTCATTTTTTTCTTTTTACTTTATATTCCCAAGGTGCTTGATAAAACCCTATGGTTAAAAATTGAAAAAATACTTTGTACCATTTTCTTTTAGGTTTTTCTAAAACAACTAAATCTTCGGAAATTATATCATTCTCCCTAAACCAATTTGAACTTAATTGTATTCTAAAAGATGCACTGTTTGTTTCTATATTATCTTCCATTTTTATAATTTTTGTGTGTTAACCATAGTATGCTTTGTACCTCACAAGGTCTCAAATTTACCTTTTTTGCATGATTTGTAATTGAAGTTTGTATTAAATTATAACGCTTTGGAGTTATATTCGCTTTAGGAGCTATAAGCGCATCTACTACATGTGTATCCACTGTAACAAATTCATTGTCCCAAGGAGTATAAATATTTTTATAAAAAGAAAT